CTATCATTGTTGATCGTTGGTTTCAAACGGTTTGTAGGAATATTGCTTTAGAGATTTATGAACAGCAGCAAGCAGATCCAGACATGAGAGGTATGAATGAGATGAGAAACATACAAACTAGAGATTTGGGTAACGGTAGGAGTGAAGTTCGGTAAAAAAAGGCTTGCATTTAAATTTTTTTTTGTGTATACTTACTTTGTGCGTTGAATAATATTCTTTGCACAGTCATTTAACACAAAGGAGAAAAAATGACAACACCTACTTTTAAATTTGCCTGGGTACCTAACTCAAAACAAGTCACTGTTACAGATCGTCCAACGAATGAATTGGACAAACAGCCCGGATACATCGACCAACATAGTATTGAAGGATTAGCCCAACTTTTTGTTGATAGCCCTGAGTATATCCAACTCAAACAACTTTTAGAAACAACCGAATTTAAACTCAGTCGTAAGGGCAAACCTCAACGATACAGCCAAATGCCCAAAATGAAACGAATTGCTATTCGTCATTTGTTATCGGCTCTTGCTGTACAAAGGAAAATTAATTTCGATCACCTTGTTCGTATTATCACAACTTGGGATAGCCGTCGACCTGCAACAATCAATGTTATCAAATTGCCTAAAAGCAACACATGTTATATCACCGATGGTCAGCACACTGTGCTTGCAATTGCCTTACGTGCCAAACTAGGTATGTTTCCTGATGTTGATCCTGCGGATTGGTTAGATATTGAAGTCAACTGTCAGGTAGTCGAGACTAGTGATTTTAGTTTTGCCCGTGAACATTTCTTAGGAATCAACGGCGAAGATAAACTCCCTATCATCCCATTTGAAAACCACAAAATTCATGTATTTGGCAAGCGCCTAGATTCACCAGACAACGAAACACAAGAAAAGTACGAACTTGCTAATCGTATTCAAACTGAATTAGAAAGTTGGAATCTTATTCCGGTGCACCCTGACAGTCCTGATCGTTTTAAGGCAGGTGCGGTAGTTCACAGCAACTTATTGTCTAAATTAGATGTGCATGATGTTCGTTTCTTGGGTGAGAATCACTATACATATTGGCCTCAAGAACCTCTTGACCCTATTGAAATGTTGCCTTTCCAAGAGCTTCGTAAGAAGCTTATCAAAGAAGGTGCTGATTTTACTACTACTGAATTCAAAGAATTCATGCGTGACTTGAATGCTTTGGTTAAAGAAGTTGCTGGAGGTTGGCCTGAATTTAAGAATCTTACACAATCGTTGTATCCAACATATTATAAAGATGCTTTTGGTGATATACCTGCAGGGTGCCCTAAAGATGCATCACTAGTTTTGTTAATGCAACTATATCTTAAGGCAGGCGGGACATACCAATATGTTCCAAAAAGCCTGTATTCTCGATACTGCGAAAACAATTCTAGCATGTTCAAACAACTTACCCCTGCACAAAAGGCAAAATTCAAATGAGTATGATGTTATATATTGCAGAGGTGTACGGTAAAATTAAGCCTGGTATCACCAAAAAAGCTAGATCCCGAATAATTTCATATGATAAAGGAAACAATAACCCTACAGTTCATCATCTGTATGTTGCGGTAGATGGTTACGACGAACATGTAAAAAATTGTGAGAGTTATTTAATGAGGGAACTATTTTCCTTCTTAGAAAATCCTCAAGGTAATCATAAACCAAGTGAATACGTGGATCCTAAATACACGCACATAACCGCAGACTATGTGCGTCTTATAGTTGAAGATAGGATCAAATGTCATCCACTTAAGATGAAACGGGTAAAGCAAGTTTTCTTGCCCATTACACGTTATAATATGAAAACTATTGTCGATGGAATAAAAAACTTTCCGGATAAATACCTAGAAGATATTTCTTGACAATAAAACCAAGTAGTCGTATAATTAATTATACGACTACTTAAGGACCCGTATGAACTACGCACTAATTGACACAGCCAATACTTTCTTCCGCGCCCGACATATCGCTAGCCGAAATAGCGATCCATGGGAAAAAGTAGGTATGGCTCTTCATCTTTCTCTATCATCGGTCAATCAAGTTGTACGAAAATTTGGTATCGACCATGTGATATTTTGCTTGGAGGGTAGGTCATGGCGTAAGGATCATTACAAGCCTTATAAAGCTAATCGTAAACTAGATGAATCTGCTATGACTGAGGCAGAGGTCGAAGAAAATAAAATGTTCTGGGAAACATACGATATGTTTACCACTTTCCTTCGTGAAAAAACTAATGTAAGCGTACTTAGGCACGAACGGGCTGAAGCCGACGATATGATCGCTAGGTTTATTCATCTTCATCCAAACGATAAACACTATATCATCTCTTCCGATACCGACTTCGTTCAACTCATTAACGAAAATGTCTATCAATACAATGGGATCGCAAATCAATTTATCACACTAGATGGATATCATGACGATAAAGGTAGGCTTATCGTAGATAAAAAAACTAAGGAAACAAAAACACTTGGTGATCCACAATTTCATCTATTTGAAAAATGTATGCGGGGTGATGCTACAGATAATATCTTCTCGGCTTATCCCGGTGTTCGCACTAAAGGTAGCAAAAATAAAGTTGGCTTGATCGAAGCCTATGCCGATCGTACTAAACAAGGCTTTAATTGGAATAACATCATGCTACAACGATGGGTAGATCATGAAGGTGTGGAACATAGGGTCAGAGATTGCTATGAACGCAACCGCACATTGATTGATCTAACCGCACAACCTGAAGAAATCAAAAATCTAGTAGATAATTCGATCCGCAACTCTATCCGTATCAATACTACTCCGCAGGTTGGTGTACATTTCATGAGGTTCTGTGGCAAATACGAACTGACTAAAATCTCGGAACAGGCTGAAACTTATGCTAAATGGTTGAATAATCACTACAAAGGTTCACTCTGTACAAACTAAAATTATTTTGGAATCAAATATGAATAACAATACAGTTAAAATCCATGGTCTTACCGTCGAACAAGTTGAAATGCTAGATTGTATGTGGCATTTAGATTCTTATGAAGAATACCAAGAATGGGTTGAAACATTGGATCAACGAAAAAAAGAAATGGCTGATCTTTTGAAAACCGTTTTGCTAATGGAAATAGCTGAAATGGATGAAAATAAAAGCTATACAGAAGCAACTAATTTGCTTAAGAAATTTATGCTATAAAGGAAAACAATGTCACTAATCGCTAAACCAATCGTAAAAAATCAATATTGGATTGTTACTGATGGTACAGAAAAAGTAGGTAATGTGATCGCTAATGATTCAGGATTCAATCTGACTTTACATGGTAATAATCTACATTTTAAAAATACTACCGAGATCAAGAAATATACTACTATTGAATTTTCTAATCAAAAAACTACTAAGGCAGAAGTACCATTAAGCCAATATCCTACTACAAATAAAGTTTATAATTCTATCTTAGATATCAAACGCAAACTACATCTTTTTACCACAGAGAAAAAAAGTAAATGTTATCATGTGGCAGGTTGGTTTGTGTTAAGCCATACTGGTTCACCAGAAGTAATGTTTTGTCCTAAATATATCTTTATCCAAAGATATAAGTATTTGGGCCCATATTTTACTAAATCGGAAGCGGAAAGCGTGATAAATACGCTATGATTCAAATCAAAAGATTTATTGATAAGGTCTCTTATATAGAAAGTAAACAGGGAAAAGACATAGTATTACCTCTTTCAGAAGCAAGAGGTTTGCGAGATGAATTAGCTAAATTATTAGTTGATCATTATTATGAATCTAAACAAGATAAGCCAGAAAAAGTAATTAATGTTGAGATAGTGGGTGGTAAATTTTAATGTCTAGAACACAACCAAAAATTTTATTAGAGATAGTAGATAAACAGACATATAAACAAGACCAAATTGTAGAAGCATCTGGTATATGGGCCGTTTTCTTAGATGGTCAACCTATCAATTTTAAATCACAACATTATCAAGATCCAGATGCCACGCCTAAATATAAAAAGACTAGCTTTTCTAATCCAGGCCATGCTAGAAATCTATGTCGTAGATTGAATGCACAGTTTAAAACGGATAAGTTTACTGTGGTATTCATGAATAGCGGAAGAACAGTTTATCCAGATGATTCCGCGTAAATCTACCAAACAGCGAATCACAGAGATAGTATTAGCAGAGATACCTGAACATTTGCGTGATAAAGATGTGACCATAGATGAGTTAGTATTTAGATGGTGGCAAACAGGTAGACAAGATGGATTAAGATTGAGTGATGCTGGCAATGATGCGTTTAAGTTAGCAGAGATAGAATATTTTGATTTTGAATTCAAGCAAGATAAGCCTCAATCTTGGCATAGTTTTTTATTAGAAATAAATAAAAAAATGAAATGTCCTTTTTATTTAGGTAAAGATAAAAAACCATATATAAGATTATATGATAGTAAGATTGCTATGTTGTTGAGTTTATATGGCAATCTAAATGATTATTTAGAATCTATAAAGGTAAAATGATGACTACAGAAGAACAAAAACCAAAGAAACCAACAATTACTTTACCGCCGGTAAAAAAGAACAATCAATTCAATCAACCAAAAATGCCTAAACCAAATTCTAAAGGATTTGGTGGAGCTAGTGTTGTTCGTAGGACTGGCAGAGGCCGTTAATACCAAATACCTTCATTACGCATACGGCGTATAAAGGTAAGAAAACTGCTACAGATTCCATAGCATTTTAGATGTACAGTGCTGAACATTGCTCGGTCATCTATTTCAGGTAAAAATATAATACTAGAGTTATTAACAGGCACAGTACCTGGAGTAATAATTTGTCCACCACTAGTGGTCACGTTGGTATTTTCTTGTTGAGTTGGGAACCAAAAATAATTTGGATATTTGTTTGATGGTTGGGTCTGGATCCAATCTTGCATATTTTGGTTTCTAGCGTTGATCCAAAATCTATTACCTTGTAGATATTTTTCAGTTACTGGTATATTTGGAACTAGAGTACCTACATATAGTTGGTTATCTATACGCCAAACATCTACCATGCAAGAAAATCCATAGTTAAGTGCTTTGGTTATTTGACTGGGTGTGTTGGCATCTTCAAAATTTTGTCCATCGTAGATACCCTGATAAGATATGTATAGCATGTAAGTATTTATTATAAGGTGCCCATTTCAGTAAACTAAAGTGTAACCTCAAGCGTTAATAGTAGTGTAGACTTGATAAATCTACATTCATTTTTTAAAGGAAATACAAATGAAAACAATCGCTACTTTAATCGCTACTTTGTTTGCCGCTTCAGCATTTGCTGCTGATGCTCCTAAGGCTGCTCCTGCTGCCCCAGCCGCTGCTCCTGCTGCTGAACTTAAGCTTCCTGCAAAGAAAGACGAGAAAAAAAGTGAAGCACCTGCTGCCAAAGCAGATGCTAAGGCTGCAGCGCCTGCTGCCGCAACCAAGTAATCTTAAACTATATGACGATGACGATTATATTGGCATAGAAGAATTAGACTTACATGTTTTTTATCGTCGTCCAACTGTCATTGAAAATGAACAAATAATCGAACCTGATACAGATGATCTTAGTGATTATGTAAAAGATAGATTGTTTATCGCTAGATGCTTGGCACTTCGTAAATACGAAGAAAAATGGGGATGACCTCCCCATTTTTTAACATTCAAATTGCTGCAATGCAATAAAAATGGCATAAATATATTAGTAGAAACCATAAGTTATTCTACAATTAACAGGAGAACACAAGATGTTTAACTTATTTAAAAAGTTTTTTGATTTATTAGATAGATTTAGCAAACCACAAACAGATTTAGAAAGATTTATCCAATCTAGGAATCCAACACATCCCGGTGAAGTTGATAATCTTATTAGACAATATACTTACGGGAGTACATTATGAGATATATTCGTAAATTTTATGATTTTTTGACAGATTGGAGTCAAGCAATATATGAATACCGTCAAAGTCGCTATTCTAAATATTACTATTGAGGAGGTACGATGGATTATTTAAATTTCATTATTGCTTTGATATATTTTTTAAAGTTTGATCCTAAGAATTTTGAAGTCCATCCATGAAAAATGAGAAGAGTTAAATTTTCTCGGAAACAAAAAATTAGTTGATTTTCAGCTAATATAAATAAATATAACATATAGGACACAGACACATTATGATTAATCCCTTACTACCATGGTTCAAACCTACCATGAATACAGATTTTTTTATTGATGCATTTCAAGGTGTCAAGCGTGATTTAACCGACAAGATCATTACAGATCCTACATTAAATCGTGCTGCTCATAATTATATCAATAGTCAAACTGAATTTGCCAAGATGCTGACTAAAAATACAGTTGATCTTGCTCACTATTCTATGGATTGT